TATGCAACTTGTTTCTGCTGAAAATAACCGTAGGCAACGACTGTCTGATATTGGGGGCTTCATTAAGGCAGGGGACCGGGTTCTGGACGTGGGATGCGGTAACGGAAAATTTGGCGAGGCCATAGCCGAAAAATACAAAGCAGAGGTCCGTGGTGCGGATGTAGTTGACTATGCAACACGCCGGTATGGCAAAACCGCCCTTTTCTGGGTTCAGTCTTTCCCGCAAAAGCCAGTAAAGCTGGGCCCGTCTGTTTTTGAACGTCGTTCTGGACTCGCCGGTTTCGTCTGCTATGTCGGACGCACTTTCGCCGAAAGCCACGGTACTTACATCATATCCCTGGGCTCTAAGTCTGTCTGCGTGTTCTTTGCCGCCTCCGCCGCGGTCAAAGACAACATACTCCGGGTCTACATCATACTCTTCCATTAGAGCTATCGTGCGCCCGGTTATAACGCTCGTGTCTGGCGTTTTTTGGGATATGAGTTTAATCAAGCCCTTTTCGTCGACTATGGCCCAGCACGTGTCGGCTTCGCCCTCTCCGGTATCGACGCCTATAGCTTTTGCAAACCGCCTCTTCCTCTTGAGTCGCTCCGCTAGTTGTTCGGCTTGATTAAGCCACTCTGGCGGAAACATCAACACTTCCGCGCCTTCATAAAACTCCGCGTCTAGACCAATGCATTGTCGGACTTTGTCCCACGTGCGCCGCCGGTGTAAATACTGGTCCCAGGACAGCAAGCCTGGAATTAAGATTCTGTTGTCTGGTCGAATGCCAAGCCGCTTTTGCGCGAACGCGTATCTAACGTTTGGGCTATCTTCGGCTCTAATGCGGATTACCCTGCGGTAGTAGGTACCGTTGTCTTTTCGGACGTCGCCCTTTTTGACCGAATCGTAAAAGAAGTTTTGGCACGGCATCGGGTTTCCGAATATAAGCTTTTTGGCCGCCCACGTGTCGCCCTGAGTATAAACAACATCATCTACGCCGCTGGCTTCATCTATTACCAGCAGCGTATGTTTGGCATGGTGCCCGGCCATTCCTTCGCCCTTTTCGGAAACCATGCCGCGCAGATAGCTTATAGGACACCGCTCGCCCTTAACGATTTTGCGAATGTCGTAGTGATTGCAGACTAAAGGGCCTCCCCTTTCGTCGGTCAATGGAAATTTAGCCTTCCTGATGAACTCGCCTATTTCCCCCCACAGAACCCTAAGGTGGTCTGCTTTAACCGAAGTCGTTATGACGCGCACCGGGTGGTGCGTGATAAAGAACCATAGAACGATGAACGCGGCAACAAAATCCTTGCCTAGCTTGTTACCGGCTACAACCACGGTTTCGTCGTTGTACACAACGGAGTATATTATTTCCTCTTGCTGCTTATAAAACTGAACGTCGGGCCATAGAAGCTTTTTGAACTTCAACGGGTCTATCATAGCGGCTTGTTCGGCTCGAAATAGGCTCGACCAAACGTTCTCAAAATCGGCGCCATTCTTCTTTTACAGTTCCCGCATATTCTATTCCAGGGCCCGGAACTTTCAAAAAGCTTTCCGCATTTTAGACATGTCCGCATTCCTGCTTCGGGACCGTCAACCGTAGGTCTGCGTCCAACTGGCGGTCCAAAACCGTGGTTCGACATGCCACTCCTCCTCCACCTAAACCTTGTCGGCACAACGACTTAAGCCGTCGGTGCTATACCCGTGTCAACCGGCGCGGTCCTGCCACCGCCGGCTTTAATTTCGCGGACATAAACCGTCTGGACAAGCTCCTGGACTGACAGGAGCGGACAACGCGCTTTCAACCCCCGGCCCATTCTTCTCTTGTTTCCTTTTTCTCGCCAAAGCATCCTCTATCCAGGGCGGTTCTGGACATTTAGGTTCCGGGCAAAGGTCACCCATTGTCCCCGCGCTGTAAAAAGAGCTCTGACACTTTGGGCATATGACCCCAGGAGTGCTATGCTGCAAAATCCACCTATGGTGCTCTTCATTCCAATCCAGCTTTTTGATCAGATAGTTCGTGTACCTAAGCGGGTAAGTCGAAATCGACAGCGCTTGCATGTCATATTCGTACCAAGGCCCATATTTGCTTATGCTCCACTGCGGCAAACATTTAGGACACCGGAGCCACGGGTCTTCGACGATGACTATCCGCAACAGCACTCGGTCCCGCATAGCGTTGTATTTGGCCAGTTCCGGCTTTTTACCTCCCGCCGTTACAGTCCAATCCCTGGTCAACTCGGCTTTCAAGAGTCTGCCATACGAGTTATAGGGAATCTTGACGTAAATCCGGCTCTTACCCGGAATCCAAGCCGCCCATAAAAGCGCGCATAGAAGCGTCAACCCCTTCAGCATGACAGCGACTCCTCTAGTAATCCGGTAACACTATACACTTCCCTTGAGCCACCAACGTAACGTTATGACCGTTAGCCAGAGTAGCCTCTACCGCGAACTTATTCGCTCCGTGCCTCAAGTTGTTTGTGTCCGTACTAGACAGCTCAAAACGAACCAGCTTGTTGGTTGTCGGATTGACTACCGTCCCGGCAACACTCAAAAGCACTTGGCCGTAGTCAGTACTGACCGTCAAAACAACTTGGGCCCCAGTCAAATCGGGCCAATCGCCGTCCGTGCTTGGGCGGAACTCTATGGCTCTACCGTCGGCTTCGTAATAGTCGTCTCCAACTACAAGCGTTAAAGTCTGGCCGTCCGTCGATAGAGGAGCGTTTACGACAACAGTGCCAGACCCTAGAGTATCAGTCTTTGCTTTAATGGCGTCCAACTCGGCATCTAACCGAGCCCCATCCCTCCAGTCTTCGGACGGGTCGTCTGGCCCTCGTTCAGTGCAACGGTGCGCAGAAGTTGTGTCGGTTAAATAAACCATATACTTCGCTATTAAATTACCGTCGCCGTCCTTAATAGTCGCGTGGTACCAACCCGTGAGCGACTCGGCGACAATGGCTTCATAAGTTCCCTTATTGTTGACCCGTTCCGTCGCCACGTCGCCCCCGGGGTTCGCTATTGTGTCGGAACCCCAGGCGTAAAGCTCTAGGGTTAAATTCATACCGGAAGGTGCGTCAAAGACGACTGGTGTGTTGGCCATAGCTTAGTCCTGAATATCAACCGGATTCAGTTTCTGCACGTCTGGATGACTTTTGACGAATTCGTACAGAGCTGCCTTCATCTGATCGTACAAAGCGCCTTGAGCGGCGATCACCTCAGAGAACGACGGAATTCGCGGCCGGATCACATTGCCTTGCTCGTCTTTCTCCTCCGGTTGCGCTTCTTTCATGATCGTGATCGATAACTGCTGTGCCGGCGGCTTGCCTTTTTCGCGAGCCGCTCGGCTCCGGTAGCAGTTGAGCACGATCCGAGCCGTCTCGCTGGCAAAATCGAAAGCGAAAAACACGATGCGAGCGTACGATTGGATTTCGCCTTCGTCTTGTGGGTCAGGGATGGTCAGCTCAAGTGCCATCTAGCGTCTCCTTCGTTAGAACGTTGTCAAAGCCGCTCTCTTCCAACCGACCGAAGTCTTGATGTAGATGTAATCGTCATCCCACGCCACGTCGCCCGTGTTGCCGTTGGTATCGGCAGTGCCAGTCGGCGTGTACGGCGTGCGGAGGCGGAGTTGGGCGTAGCCGTTAGCGGCATTGAGATCAAGAAGACTGGTCGGAGCGTAAACTCCACCAAGACCGAGCTGGTCAGTACCAAAGTCCAGAACAAATGGATATGAGCCGTTAGCGTCAATCACGAACTTGTTAGCGCCCACAGGATGGGCAGACGTAGTAGACGTTAGCGAGGCCGTTTTTGATGCCTGGATAGTTACGCTCGCTCCCCAGCCGCCACTCCGAATAACGGATATGCCGGAATAAGACGTTATCGTGGAGTTAACGTACAGTGCGCCTGTCTGGTTCCAGCCGTCGAAACGGGCGATGACGTCGCCAACGCTATTCCGTAGCTCCCACGCATTGGCCGTCTGGCCGGAAGCTAGTTGGATGATTTGGCCAGGCTCGGATGGGTCGGACAGCGTAATGTGATGGCGGGCTTGAGGGTTTAGCTCGTTGACGCCAGTGCGACCACTGCCTAGCACAACCAAGCGGTCGACCATAGTGGCCCAGTTAGCAGGGTCTTGCGACGTTTTAATGCGCAGTGCAACATCGCTGGCCAATCCGTTGTACTGATTAGCCTCAAGGGTTATAGCATGCGACCCGTGCGTGCGGATGGTAATAGCTTGCGTATTCTCGACGCCAATACTAGAACTGCCGTACACAAGACTGACGCCGGCAGAGCCTCCAATGATTCGATAATGATTTAGTGTTAGGCCATATCCCACACCTGTTGATGAAACGTAAAGAGTGTTTGCGAATTGTCCTTTCCCGTTTACGTCTAGCTCGCAGCTAGGCGCCGTACCGATGCCAAGCCACCTGTTCGTAGCATCCCAATACAGCCCACTATTATCCTCCCCCAAATTCCCACTGCCGTCCACGAACAGCACGCTGCCAGCGGTGGCATTCTTGACCGGCGAGCCGATCGCGACCGGATCGTCAAACGACAGATTGCCGGCACCGTCGGTCTTGAGGTACTGGCCGGATTGCCCTTGATCGGTCGGTCCGAGTAGAACCGGTCCCCGCGGAATGATGCCGGGTATCAAACCCATAGTGCGCCTCCGTCAACAAACTTATTCGCTAAGCCTTCTCCAACGCTTAAAATGGTGCGCTTTTAACCCAGGACACAGATTCAAAATTAGTTGACCGTGCGAAGCTCCAACGGCGTATATTTCTTCATCGTCTCCCGAGCCAGTAACTACCGCCATAACCAGTCCCTGGTCATTAACCAACCAACCAGTTATGTCGTCTCCCTTTAACGGTACCTCCGCCTCTTCCCGATCTATAGTATACACAACCGGCTTGTCGGAAACCCACCGTTTAATGCAAAAATCTTTATCAGCCAACCAGACTCGAAGCGGTTTTTCTTTAGGCACTACGTAGAAATACTCATAAAGCTTGTCCACAACCGAAAAAGCTCTTCCGCTGGCCTGTATCCAGTAAAGATGTTTCACAACCTCGCAGACACCCAGTTCCTCGTAGCCCGTACCCTTCATAGCCTACTCCTTTATCCACAGTATTTCCCTTCTCTTTAACCGGTCACCAGATAGGCTCTTTCCCTTTAACCCAGAGCCCTTGACCCTACCTACCGCATTACAAGCCATGCCTTTACTGGTTCGCCGCCAGCCTTCCCGCTCCAGCTCCCTGTAAAGCGGGTGGTCGTACCCGGACACAACGGCTTTGCCTTTTATACCCAGAAGTGTTTCCACCAACCTTTGGTGGTACTCTTCCGACGTCTCGCAGTCATAATAGTTGCTCGATTTCCTAACGCTTGGCGGGTATGGTGGGTCTATATAGAAAACGGTTGTTGGACCGTCCCACCGAGTTATGCAGTCAATACCGTCTACACTGTCTATGTAAACGCCAGACAGTCTTTCGTGCCAAAACCGCAGTAGCTGTTTACGTCTGACCCAGCTTTCCGCGTTTGAACGCTTAGTGCTCCGTCCCCAATCCCCGTCACAAGAGCACCTACCGGAAAACCCTTGGTTATAAGCCACCATAGCGGCCCATGCCTTGTCCACCGCTGAAGCGTTTTCATCTAGCAGAATTCTGCGCGCTTTCTTGAACTCCCTGTAGCTATACGGGGTCCAAGTCAAACGGTGGGCCAGTTCCCAAAACGTCTTTGGGTTTTGCATGACTCGGAATAGGTTAATCAAAATACCGTCCCGGTCGTTTATGACTTCAACTGGCCACGGCTCTTTAGCGAATAGTACGGCGGCACTACCGCAAAAGGGTTCCACGTAAACCTCGCCTTGGGGTAGATAAGACACAATCCATTTGGCGATTCTGTTTTTGGCTCCAAACCACCGAACCATCGCAGTAAAGCCTTTGTCTTTCGGCGCGTCTTGCAAGAACTCACACACAAGTTGTTTGCTGCTGACTCGCATAACAACTACTGCGGTTCAGTCAACTCAATCAGTTCCGATACTGTGTATGTAACGTCTGCTTCTGATCCCCCTTGACCGACCGGGCCTTCCTGATCGGCTTTAAGCTCAAGAGCTTTTATTTCCGCCTCCACCGGGTTGACTTCCCGCTCCTGCTTGGTCAGATACTCGAACAACCTATCCCAGTCGAACGTGTGGCGCACTTCGTATCTATCAACTCCGAAGTGCTTCATAGCCAGACTCAAAGCCGTTGCTTTTGAAACGGTTTTGACGCGAAACCGGTGCTCTATGGTACCGTCGGGCAATTCATGAACCACGACTTGCATTTCCTCTATGAGTCTGGCCACCTCCTCCGGTAAAACATCTGGATCGGTTATTTCCCAGTGGCCGTCCTTCGTCGGTCGGAAGTATTTGAGCGGGTTGAGCATCAAGACGTCCCATAGATACTGCAAAACGTTGTCCGCCTTCAGCTCACACCGCTCCAGCCTTTTCTTCAAAGCGTTTCCCAAGGCCCGCTGAACCCGCTTTCTTTTTAACAAGCGGTTCGCTGCTTGGGCCGGCCGTTTATAGCCGGCTTTGCGCGCGGCCTGGGTGGGATTGAAAAAATCCGAAGCTATAAGCTCGTTGACAAACACGCGCTCAGCAGCCGTCAACGGCTTGTCCGGTTTCGTCGTTGTCGGCTTTATAGCCGGACTTCGACTCTGCTTGGAACCCATTTTGTTCTACCTTAGTCTATGTCTTCGTTGTCCAGTTCCGCCGTCCCGAAGTCAAACGTCTTTTGGTACGGACTTACTTCCCTTCTCTTCGGTTGCACAACCGGGTCTGCTGTTACGACTTCCAAAGCCTCAGCAAGCTCTTCAATCGTATTGGCACCCTCTTCAACAACTGCCGGGTGTATACCCAGACTCAACCCGCGCAGTATGGACGCCGTTTGGTGTAGCTTGGCTACAGTCGATTTCGCCTTTTCAATCAGCTCCTCGTACATTTTAAGCCTCCCGATCAGCGTAGCGTTTGATCTTCGAGTAAACCGACCTTAAAGCCTTTGTCAAAACCCATTTGTCGCCGCACCGCGTAACCGCCCCATTCCTTCTCAGAATAGTAAGCAGTCTATACGTATCCGACGAGTTCAAGCCAATATCGAAGCTAAGCGTTCTCAGCGTTAGGCCGTGTGGGTGTCTATCCAAGGCCTCTATAACGCTCAGCGCGTAGCCTCTACCGGTATCCAAAGCGATTTTAACCACGCGCCGCAAAACTTCATCATCTATTTTATCTTTGCCCAACACGATTGCCAGCGCCACGGCAAGAGCGGCGTGCTGCTCCCCAGGCCGAGTGCCGGTTTCCATTTCTAAACCAGTATACTCGCCTCTTGGTCTTTTCGAGCCCAAACGCAGCAATGACACGAACAGGCCTATGGCGCACATAAGCTGTTTGGCTTCGTCCGACAACTCACCAATTCGCCGACGCATTTCGTCAGCGTTCTTTTTTAGATACTCGATATAGCCGCCGGTCAGCTGTTGTGCGTAGACTATGTCTCGGTTTCTACCGTCGCTCAAAACGCGCCCATTCGTCGACGCCAAATCGCCGCTGACGCGGTTTATAGCGGACATAATAACGTCGAGTCTCTCTGACAACGTGCTTTCATCGACAATGATGCAATCAAGAAACCTCTCGCCGAGTTCGGCACTGTCTAGGTCGCGTATCTTCTTTGTACCGCACAAAATCCATGAGAAGCGAATGCCTTTGTATTCCCTAACCACTCGGTTTCGGTAAAAGACTCGTGAGAACCCGTCGTATAGGTCACGGGCTTCCGCGAATATAACGGCCCTTCTTGGCGACTGAATGATCGGGTCCGCGTCTTTTACGATCAAAACCTTCCCATCGATTCTGGGCACTATGCTGCTGTCGTCATCATTGCCGTTGCCGTCCGAACCCCTAAAACCGGAATGGAACCCAGTAAAAGCGCTTTGGGCTATAACGTGCCTTTTGTTGGTACTTAACGCCTCGCACAGCGTTGATTTGCCGCAGCCTGGAGGGCCCACTATGCGGAGCCAAATAGGCGGGCCTGGGATCGACACGCTAACAACCGAGGCCAACATAGCTGTTAAGGCACAGTCCAGACCATAGGTCCATTTAAGCGCCCGTTGCCAGGCCGCCCTAAGCCTTTCGTAGCTGTCGCACGGAATAGTCTCAGACGTCCCAGCGTCCAAACCGGCGGCTGTCACCGACGGGTCTTTGTACCAAGACTCCCGTGCTGGCTTAAACCGCTTCTTAAGGCTCAGCCAGGCTTTTACCCGCTCATCAATCGTTTTGCCGCTTAGCGCGTCTCTTAAATCGTAACCGCTTGGGAGCTTCTTTGTGTAGCCTAAGTTGCCCCAAGCCAACCAACTGACCGAGTCAGCTGTGTCTTTTAGCAGAAAACAGACGCGCTTTACCCCCGTAAACCCTGCGGGCGGTACTGTCGTCTTGGTTCTCGGGTTTACTTTCGGGTGGTCGTTGTCGAACAGTATGTAGACGTCTTTTCCTTTGAAAAAGTGCAGCCAGTTCTTTTTAAACGTGCTGCAGCCGGGTACCGCCAGAACATTCACGTCTTCCAATTCCCCAGTTTCTTCCAGCACTTCGTAAAGCGTCATGGCGTCCCACGGGCCCTCGCATAGATAAACGCGCCTCTTGCTCGGGTCGTATAGGTTTACGCCGAACAAGCCGTGTTCCAGTGTCGGCGTTGCGAGAAGCTTCCGGCTGCCTTGTACATGGAATGAGTACAACTGTCTTATTCGGTCCTTGTTTTGCGTGTCATATGCCGGCACGAGCCAAAAACCGGTCGATACGCTTTTCGTCACTCCCCACGCAATCAACGTTTCGTCTGAAAGGAGCCTTCTGTCTTTCCTTATTTCGTCGTAGCTAACCGTTGCTTTATCGCTTTCAATCCATAGTTGATTCAAAAACGCGATAACTGGGTCACTGGCCTTAATTGTCGGTTTAACTTGGCAAACGTGACACCACCATTTGCCCGTTACGCAATCGACGTAGAATTTCTCTTCCCTACCGCAGAACGGACAAGCGCCGCATGCCTCTTCTTGCCCGATCCGCGAGAATTCCGTTCCGTGGAATCTATATGGACGTAGAACCACTGGGATAGAATTAGCTCTTAGTGGCACGGTTCGCCCCCTTCCTGCAGACTTTCGCTTGACACAAAAGTCGTGACCCGGTACAACGGTAGAAAAGTGCGCCTCACTGAAACGTTATGGACAGATTGCGAAAGGAGGAGCCCTATGTCGGGTGAGAAGCTCAATGGTTCGCAAGTGCTGATTCTGAAGGCGTTGGCGAAAGCCGGTCCAGCGGGAATGACTAGACGGCAGCTGAAAAGAGTAGCGCCGGTCAATAGTGATAACCTTGGACCGGTGCATGTAGAGTCGCTGGAGAATCACCCGAAGAGCCTTATTGCGCGCGGTTTGGTCGTTGTGGAAGAGGAAGACGACGGCACCAAAAGCGTTCCGGTTTACCGGATTACAGCCAAAGGCTTGGAATATGCGAAAACCCTTAAAGCGTTGCCCAGGCTGACGCGACTTACCTACGAGAAGATTCCGCCAAAGATTCTTGATCCAGCCATTCGGCAGGTCAAAGAAAAGCGCACATACGGGCTTGAGCAATTTACCGACATGGACTTGCGCGAAATCCTTAAACTCTGCGGACCTAAATACGCCGATGTTCCACTGGACTCGCTGAGACAACAAATTGTCAACCGCAGAAAAAGAGGAGCGTTCGCCTCCAAACCGGAAGACGCTTGGCCAAAATGGTACAAAACCTACCGGGCCAGCAAGCCATTCAAAGCTTTGCAAAGGAAACTGGTCAAGTCCAGGCACTGTGCCATTAACCCCGGTCATATCCTAGACCTTGCCGCTTACCACATCCGCTTTGACAACGTGGGCCGCGAGTCTGAAACAGACCTGATTGTTTTGTGCTCCAAGTGCTTCAAGAGAAACCACAAGGCCTTGCCGAAACCCCCTGACCAACCCTTATTATACGTCAGTGAAAACCAAGAAGATCAAGAAAGCCATAAAAACAGCGACGAGAACGTTTAGCGCGCCGGCTAACGCGTAGCCGATAGCCGCCGTCGTTGTAGGCGCCTTAACGGCGCCTATGATCGTTTTGACGCCGTTGATCAAGAAGAAACCCGCGCCAACCGTGAGCGCGAAACACAAAATCCCGGCCAGCAGCACTTCAACCAAGAATTCAATTTGGCTCATGTTTAACCCCCTCACTCAATAGTAATGCCTTTGCTCCAATCCTCTGCATGGTACTCAATTTCGACCGGAGTCGGCACTCCTATATCGTCGCCCCCTTGTTCCATCAGGCGTTTGATCGTTCTTATCTTCGGCAAGTTCGTCAACCACGGCTTTTTGCCCTTTCCCTTTGGAAAGTCAAAAACCAATTCGTCGTGGACTTGTAGAATCATATAGTAGCCGCGCTTGTCCCTTTTGTTAAGCTCATTTAGATACGCACTGCAGCGTATCATAGCCTTTAGCATCCACCAACAGGCCGTTCCCTGGACATGGTAGTTGAGCGGCACTGTCGGCTTGACACCACCGAACTTAGAGCGCGAACATAAAATCGGGTAACCCCTTTCCGGGTTTACGGTTTTATCCGGTATAGTCTCTACATAACCGCGTTTGGACGCGAAGGCGATAAGCTTCTTGTTCAATTCGTCGATCTTTCGAAACCGCTCCCTAATCATACGCTGGGCCCCGGGAACCCGGTAGGCCCTATCCGCTGTTCCGCTTTCCTCTACTGCCCCGTATTGGACGGCAAAGTTCCCGTTTTTCGTCCATTGGTACCAAGTGCTTTTGTAGACTTCCTTGCACTTGGCTCCATACTTTGCCCACTTGTCCGGGTGCAAAATCGAGAAGACCAGCAAATGGTAGCTACCGTAGTAAGGCGGGTCCTCCGGTCGCTCAAACAGCTCGATCATTTCTTGCTCGCCAGCCTCATAGGCCGGAATGCGCAGCTCTATATTGGCCGCGTCGAGACTCCACCATTCTCGGCCTGGAGCGGGACCGAAGCAGTACCGAAGATTAAACCCTTCCTGTTTGCTTATGTTCTGCTCATTTGGGTTTGACGACGACCAACGCAGCGTATCCGTCCCAGTTGGGTTTAGCGTCGGGTGTAAAACGTACCAGCCGGCATGGCCGTTAAGCGGCAACCAAAAGCGGGTGTAGCCTTCCATGTAAATCAAAGCTGTCATACGCTTCCGGCGCTCTTTCAGCGCTTCCAAAAACTTATACGGAAGGCTCTTCTCGTCCAGCTCGCTAAGGTAGGTGTCAATGACTTCTTTGTCCAGAGACGGCTCACCGGTTTTGTCGCTGTACTTAACCGGTTTTAGTTTCAACACATTGAAGAGGAATTCTCTTAGACTGTTGTTTGTGGAAGACTTGGGAAGGGATAAGCTGTAGCCGTAACGCTTGGCTATTTTGTAGCATTTGGCTTCTAGCTTTTTGATTTCCGCCTTGTACTCCGATTGCAGCTTGGCCAACCGCTTGCCGGATACAGTGACGCCGCGCTTTTCCATGCTAAGAGCAATTGGCAAGGCCTTCATACGAGTTTCATAGATACTCCAAAGGCCCTGTCGGTCTATCAGCACTCTCTGCTTGTCGAAAACCCAGAACGTAGCGTTACTGTCCGTCAAGGCATAGTCGAGACAAACATGAAACCATTCATGGCTTTCTTCGTAGCCTAGCTCTTCCGCAAGCCGCTTGGGTAGCCAGCTGTCGAATTTCCAAACGCCGGTCTTGGCTGACGGCATATCCTTTAAGCCGGGCGCCGCTATACGCCATTCTTTGAATGACGACCGGCAAATGTTTCGCGCCTCTTTTACCGCTTTCTCCAAACGGCGCTCAAGGTGTCTGATGCTAACGCTTAAATACTCAACCGATAAAGCGGAAAGGCTGTGGTCGTGATTAGATGCAAGCAAATGAGCCGCAATTAGCGTATCATGCGTCTTGTGCCAAGGCCATTTTAGCTCTTCACCAAACGCGAACTCTAATGCCAGTACGTCAAACTTTGCGTTGTGCAGTATCAGTTCGTCCGCGTCGTTTACAAGCTGCCAGATTTCCTTAAGGTCTTTACGCCTTACAAAGACTTTTCTGCTTACCGGGTCTACCGGCCACTCCCAGTATAGGCTTTCATCGCTGCTGCTAATATAGGCTGTAACCAAATACGGCCTTGCTCCGTGCCAAAAGTCCAGACCGGTCGTTTCGGTGTCGATTGCAACCCGCATTCTTGCGCCCCCTAACTGTGCCTCCGGTTCCGTCCGGCATTTAATTTTTAACCGGTTCTTTGTTTACTTCCTCTTCAACTTCGTCCGCTATTTGCCCGGAAAAGTCTTCGAGCGCGTTTAGGGTTTTCGTTAACGCCTTGCGCGTATCCCTCAGGCAATTGAGTTGGCTCAGAATATCGCGTTGCATGTCATACAAATAGTCCTCGAACCTAGCGAGTTCGTGGAGAAAATCTTCCCCCTGACAGATCACTTCATTGAGCCGACCCAGCACACGCATTACATCGTTCTTATCGACCATGACCAGCCTCCCTCTTTCCCTCTAAAGGCCGCAACAGAAGCATTTGATTGGGTCGGGAGGGACTCGAACCCCCAACCAACGGATTATGAGTCCGCTGCTCTTACCAGTTGAGCTACCGACCCTAGTAGTCATCGAGGAAGTATGATATACCGCTTGCCATTCTGTAGAAGCAGTCTGACAGCGCTTTCAATGCTTCCCTCGCTTCTGTCAGAGTTATATTCTCTTCCTCACAGACCCGTTTCAGCTTTTCCTGCAGCCGCGACACGTGTCTCTCTAGCACCTCGATCATAGCCTTGCTAGCTACGAGGTCTTCACCGGCATTTAGGTCGCCAGCCGCTTCGATCAGTTCCTTAACCGGCTTGCTTCTTATCACGCTCTTCTTACCCGACTTCTTAGTCATTTTAACGGCCCCTAAATCCGTTATAGAAAACCTACGGGGCGCGGCTGCCGCAACGCACGGCATAGGCCCGGCCTGCGTCGGAAAGTTGGCGGCTCTAAACACCAAACTTTACTGGACATTGACCGCACCCCGTAGGGCTAAACTTCAAGCGCCCGTCCTTGGGCTCACGTCCTTGCAAGGAGGCACAGCAGGAATGACCGGGTCGACGAACCGCGCCTTATCTTTATACCCACAAACGGAGTCTTCGACTTTCGCGATTTTAAACCTTTGTCAAAAGGTGCGGCCTCCGTGCCGCGATGACGCATATGGATGGTCACAACCGATTATTCGACCTCCAATGCTGTAAACGGCACTCCTCTATAGAGTTTGCCAGACGCAGTAGACCGCACGTTGCACGTTTGCTTTCCGTGAAAGACAGCCGTTACTTCAACCTCAATACGCTTCCGCGCTTTAGGCGGCTTGTAATAATATGTTTCTCCCTTTTCGGGAATCAACTCTTCCTCCTCTTCGTCTTCCTCTTCATCCCCTGGCTCTTCCTCTTCATCCTCTAGCTCCTCTTCCTCTTCATCCTCTAGTTCCTCTTCGGGCTCTTCCTCTTCAGCTTTGGCCTCTTTTTCGCGCTCACGTATGGCGTCCGCCACTTCGCTCCAATACATCATTTCGTCAACTTCCTCTTGACTCAAGCCGGCCTTTTTCGCCCTTTCGACGAGTTCGTCCATAGCTTCCTCGTCCCCGTCGTTGGCTCTATCGGCCAGCATATCCAGCTCGTCGCCGAACGGAATGTCTTGTTCCTCTTCTGGCTCTTCTGTTTCGTCGACTACAGCCTCCTCTTCTTCTGACTCGTCTGATTCAAAATCGCATCTACCATTCCATTCGTGTCTAACCGTCGGGTTTGGGAATTGCTCGGTTGGACGACCTTGCCACGTCCTAAACCGGAAATAGGGCCCCTCTTCCCGAAGAGCCTCAATTGCGTCCTCTAGGTCGTCAAAGGAAAGTTCCGACGTGTCGACACCGAGCTTTCGCAGCTCGTTACATACCCACGAAATATGGTCTTCAACCGTCTTCCTTGTACGGTTTGGAGTCTCGCATAAAGGCTCCATAATCTGCGTTCTTAATCCTTCAACCGGAACGCCGTTGTGCTCCTTGGGTCGGACAACAACGCCGGCAGCGTAAAAGTACGGTTTGCCTTTGAAGTTACCTTCTTTATACGTGTCGATTTTGCAGTCAACCAGCTTTGCAATTCCGCCCTCGATCCCTGGCGGCAGCTGGCCGGTTGACGAATACCTTGTTTCATCGTTTTTGTGACGCTCAAACGCCTTCCGGCCAGCTTCGCCCAAAAGAGCTTTCAGACTACTTTTGGCTCGCTTTACCATTTCCGTTCCTCCTAGATTCCAAAACCTTTTCGTAGATTTCTGTGCGCCAGATTTCCATGTCTTTTGGCGCCTCTATACCCAGACGCACCCGATTACCGTTATCCCGGATTTCCAGGACCTTTACCGTGACTTCGGCGTTTTCGCCGATTACCACAGACTCACCTGCCCTCCTAGTAATGACCAGCATACTAGCCTCCCTTAATTAGCTTCACAAGCTTGTCATAGCTGGGGTCCACGATCGCGTCCGGTATATCCCAGCCTTTGGGTGCCCGGAATTTCGTCGTGTAGACTGCGTCCGGGCCAACCCGTAAGCAGAATTCAGCGCCCCGTTCTTTGACTTCTTTCTCTATCACTTTGCCTCCAATCTTAACGCGCTTTACGCCCACCTTGGGCCGAATAAACGTCTGACAAATGTAGTCGCACGCCGGGTTTAGCCAACCCGTCACCGACGGCGTCAGCGCGCTTGCTACATACGGCATTAGCAAATCTGATGCGTCGGTTTCGACGTTAAACTCGCGCTCTTGGGCCAGAATCACAACGTGACAGTCCAAACCAAGCAGCTGTCGCAACCGCTCTTTGGTTTGCAACGCACATTGTGACCACTGATCCCTGGTTGCCATACCCCAAGACTTTTGCACTGGCAATTCTTCAAGTCCCAATATTTCTTTGAGTATCAAATCCTGCAACCCAGTCGCCGTATCAAGCACCACAGTTTTATACTTACTTTTAGAGCAAAAGTCAACAAGCTCGCCGATTTCACCGCTTTCTTCAAGCATCACAAAATCGACACCCTTAACGTTTGAAACGCTTTTGGTGCCGTCTTCTGTTCCAATCAATAGCAGAGGCTTTGGAAACGTGCAAGCGAAGGTCGTTTTGCCGGTTCCGCTTCTACCATAAACGTTGATCTTTAAACCGGTGTCTACAGCGGAAACCGGCGCGATTCTGGCGAGAACGCCACTGGCTTTCGTGTCTGTGCGGCTTTCCTTTCTTACTTTCGGCATGACATTCCCTCCTTTCCTCTTACACTACTCCTCAGCCAACTCCGGGAAAAGATTGTCCGTTCTTTCTAGGCCAAGCTCAGAACCGGTTTCCAAATATTCGTCGATTTCGGTCATACCGCCTTCGGCTAGGACATTATAAAAACCATAGGGCGTCCTCCAGTGTATGCCGTCGTAATTGCCGAAGTCGCCAAACGGGTCTGCATCGTAGGTGTTTTGAGCCCAATCCCACCAATTGCAGAGCTGGATAAGTATAGGAGTCAAGAACTCGCGCTTGAACCGTTCAATATCGTCCCTAGTGACTTCAACAGTCCAACGCATAAAGAAGAACTCAGCATTCTCTTTGATGAGTTCATGCAACCGGTTATAGAACTCTTCTTTCGTCTCGTTCTTGCGTTGACGGATACTATGTAACCCTCCCGCTAGAGGTCGCCTTACGACGTTATAGCGCACTCCACCGATGGGCAACTTATTGATCGGTCGTCTCGCTTGCGCTAGCCACTCGGTTAACGCAACCAAGTAAAACATCGTTTGCAAGTCAAACCGTAGCTGTTTCCTCAGTTGTTCTTCTACCACTTCGCCCTTTGTTTTGTTTTCTTGAAGGTAAACCATTCTGCTTTTCTTCTTGCCTATGATATCAACCGAGTCGAACTTACCCCTCAGTAGGACGGTTCGTTTATCTGGCAGCTGGTACGGCACACAAAAGACGAACTCTTGCAAGAGCGGCTTTCTGGCTAAAACGTCTGGGTGCTTAGACCAATAACTGATATAAACAGGAAACTGGGCCTTTAGCACGTTGTACCAGTGCAAGACTTGCTCTTGGCTTTCCTTGTACTGTCGGCACAGCTTTTTAGCGTATTCAAAAGCCGCGCTTTCCCAGTTCTCTCCCTTCGCAAGCGCCTCTTCGGCCGTGTGCCATAATTGGCCATACTGGATTCTGTGGTTAAAGGTATCGGCTGGTTTCAGTCCATACACAACCAAGAGCCTAAACCTTTCCCGGCAACACAAAAACCTGGAAAGCAGCGAAACGGTAATTCCGTCCTTACTGGGACCCTTCCATACGGGTGACCGCCGTTTATCCATTTTTCCCTCCCCTAATCGCGCCCGAAGGATCGAATCCAGTGATCAATCGAAGCCAGCTCCAGTTCAAGGTCATCCTGTCGCTCTTCAAGCGACTTTACGCGCTGACACAGCTCCCGGTATGACTTGGCCGCGGAAATGAGTCTATGACACTCCCACCACCCAAGCGCGAAGCCAAAAGCACAACCGAGCACATTCACAACCCATCCCCAAAGCGCTGCTAAAGCGGCCAACGTAACCATTTCCCTATCCTCTTGGCATTTACCCGCGCTGACCCGATCAGTTTGCTACATAACTTGGGCGGAAATGTCAAGAGCGATGGGAACAAAAACGCGGCGCACTACTGAAAGCGCCTAGGCTTGTGAGCGTCTTTGATTGCCGCATATAGGTCCGCAATTGCGCTTTGGATTGCTAACCCGCGCTGGACTACATGCATTCTGAGAATGGCGGCTGGGTGAACAACCTCGTAAAGCGGAACCTTGATTCTCTCGCGCTTAAAAAAATAGCCCACCCACTTCTGGGCGAGGGCGCCCACACATACAACGACTCTTGGGCGGCAGATAAGCAGGAATTGCTTTAGCCTAGGCCAACAAGATCGAATGCTTTCCTCATTGGGCTCTACCGCTTTTGTCCCGGTGTTTGGATCGACCGGTACGCAACAAACAATATTCGTTATGCAAAAAGACTCGCTTTCGTCGGCTAGGTCGTATGCGTCTGCGATTATTTGATCAAGTAGTTTGCCCGCGGGGCCGGTAAACGGTTTCCCAAGAATATCTTCGCTTAAACCAGGCGCCTCACCTATGAGCAAAACCTTGCACGGTATTTTGCCTCTAGCCAGAACGACGTTTGCCCTATGCTCCGCTAGCGGACAACGTCGACACCGGCTCCATTTTTGCTTAAACGCTTGCCACTTAGTCATCGCTGTGCCTCCCAAGATTCGCGCACTTTTGATACTAGCTGTTGGCTCTAAGCTCTTTCGCGTTTGTCAAACCGTAGTGGGCTAGCAGTATAGCATCACAAGTAGCGAGTGAAATCATGTCGGCATACGATGGGTATAACTGGCATGCGTGGTTCAACAGACGCTTCTTGTGTTGGTACTTCGTTTCTCTGCCTGATTTTCTACGCACGCCCAAAGCTTTTTGCCACACCGAAGCGGGAACATCTATGAATGGCGTGCTGGTAGCGTACAGACAAGCCTTCAAAAAGCCGTAGGTTTCTCCAAATGTGAACGTGCTCTTTACTCCTTGCTTCGGCATTGAGTGTGCGCGCTCGATGACGGCAAAGTCAGCTAACTTAGCTAACGCCTCAATTTCAGAGAGTATAGCGGCTTCCGTGTCCGGCATTTCGCAAAGCGCTTCCACTTCGAACGTGATCGATCCGTGCGGGCTCACTCTCTTAAGACATACGGCTAGCCCACCGTTTTTCCCTGGGTCGATTCCCAAGCAGCTATTGCTTACGTAAGTCAACCCCATCTGGTTTCCCCAATCAGTTATCACTCTTTTTAACGGTTTTAAGTATTATTTAAGACTCTTTTAATTAATAGTAGTAACAGAGAGAGGCGCGGTTCGTCAAATGGTGCGCCAGTTAGATGACTCTGACAGACAGCTTTGACTCGTCTCTCACTTCGACTTTGACTTTGATTCGTCTCTTAACCGCTGCCCTGCGGACTTGGACAATCATGCTGTGTAGATGACAATCAAAGTGCTTACCTTTTTCCAGGGTAAACCTATTCCGTGAGAACCACTTATCCCACGGATACTTGGGAGGTCGTCCCATACGCTTCTCCTGGTTCCTCTTCTGGCTCCTCTTTTGTTTTGTGCGCATCTTTTCTCCCTCCAACTTCCGGGATTTGATGGAAACACGCTTGACACGGACCGCCCGTGTCGTTACGTTACTAGTCGAACGATAGTGAGACCGCGTTTGGTCGTCAATAGCTAAATGGGTCCGGTTTAAGGCGTTTAAGAGGAAAGGAGGAAGAACATGCCGAAGCGAACGAAGGAACAAAAGCCGAAGCGGCAAGCGAAAGGCGCGCAGAAGTCGAAGGTTCTTTACCCAACGGTGAAAGTCGAAGTCTGTGACGGCAAAAACGCTTTGACCGCTCAAAGAGCGAAAGAACTGTTGGGTTGGGAAGAGGAAACCGAAGACAAGGATTTCGGGTCGGACTACTTGCTGCGGGACGAAAACGGAATCAAAGTCCGCTGCAAGAACAATGACCGCAATCGACCCCTCTATAAAAGCAATCTAGAAGCCTTGAAGCAGGAGCTATTGCAAGGTCGCTGGAAGCTCAACGGCGAACCTATCATCATCGGGCGGACTGGCAGAATCCTAAACGGCCAACACTCGCTAATCGCGCTAGTTTTGGCTGATCAGGTCTACCGCAAGAACGAGTTATGGAAGTCTGTCCGCCCCAAACCGCCGGTAATGCCCAGAGTGATTGTATATGGCGTCAAAGAGGATGACGCTACCGTCAACACAATGGACACGTGCAAGAGTCGCTCACTCTTCGACGTCTTGTACCGCTCAACTTACTTTATCAAGTCCGCACCCAAGGAGAGACGGCTCTTCGCTCGTATGACAGACTATGCGGTGAGGCTTTTGTGGGCCCGTACAAGGGCTATGGAAAATCCATATGCTCCAAGACGGACCCATTCAGAAAGCCTGGATTTCATCGACAGGCACCCAAGGATTTTGAGCGCCGTTGACCACATTTACGGGTTAGAGAAAGGGCAAAAAGCGGTTTCCCGTTTTATGTCGCCGGGTTATGCCGCTGGATTGCTCTACCTGATGGGTAGTTCGGCGTCAGAAGGCGATTCATATTTCGGCGGAGAAAGGAAAGAGGAGGCATTGGACTGGTCCAACTGGGAAAAGGCTTGCGACTTTTGGTATCAAGTAGCCAGCGGCCAAATTGAAGCCGTCAAAGAGGCAATCGTTTCGGCTATGGAAGAAGTGGGCAGAAAGCTTACCGCCAGGGAACTTTGCACTATGTTCGTCAAGGCTTGGAACCTATTCGTTTCCGGGAAAGAATTAAAAGCTACCGCAATTAAACCTGTGTTCCAGAAAGACGAACTGGGATTGCTGCACTTGGATGAAAACCCGACTGTAGGTGGTATTGACTTGGGCGAAAAGACGAAAGAGGAGTTCCCGCCGATGGAAAGAACACCAGACCCAACGCCAGAAGAAATCAAAGAGCGCGCTGAGAAGGTCCGTAAAGAGTCACTTAGGAAAACCAGGTCAAAGAAGAAAAAGGAAATCGCTGTGGGAAATAAAGTTTGGGTTGTAGAACCGGACGCCGGAACCGAAGGTGCTTGGGCCGGAAAGCTGGTTGAGGTCTATGACGGCCCAAATGGCAAGATCGCTCGCGTTAAGGTAGCGCAAGGCTTCGCCGGCGCCGGCAAAGAGTACGAAGTTCCGTTTGAGTATCTGCAGACTGATCAGCCGGTTTAGATTTAAGTTGCGTTAGGGCCCCCAGCTGCTTCAGTCAGCGGCTGGGGGCCAGTGACGTTCTTAGCGCAACTTGACTAAGCGGATAGACTGGGGCGAAAACCGGTGTCGCTACTTCCGCGTTGGTTGGGCTTGGTCTTAAAGGCTGGTTCGGTGTGGCTATGGAAGCGGCTGAAAATGGTGGACTAGATGCTAAGTGAGTCCGAATTGACTCGGCTGATCCTTGAATGGGGAACAAGAAGGTTCCCCGGACGGGTTCATTTCATCATAACCAATAACAGGAAGCACACTTATGCCATTATCTTCGGGGACGAGGACAGGTGGGCCGCCGTCCATAAAGTGCTTGAGTGGGTGTATAACCGCAGGATGCGGCTGAAACCAGACGCGGCTCTATTCCTAATTCAGTGCATTTTCTCTGAGCAACCGGATTGATGCTATGACAGACGAACAGAAAAATCCGTTGTATTGCGAAATCTGCTTCAAAACGAACTCCGAATGGAACCCGGTTCAGCTGTTGTTGGTCCCTAAACGCGTTCCAGAAAGCGAAGCCGGTTCGAAGCGACGTGCCTATAAGATGCTTTATGTGTGCAATACATGCGAGCACGGTATGTTGCAGGAACTCCTAAACGACGAAAACGGCGACCAGGGTTTCGCTTTATCGAAACGGATAGAGCAAGTTATTGCCGGATTGAGAAAGCGCTTTTCGCCGGTTTAGGGTTTGCGGGCGGTCCTGAACGCACGCCAAGCACACTTCCAGTGAACGCAATTCCACGTCGGAAGCGGTAGCCCGTACCACAATTCGGCCTTGCGTGTCCGGCCGCCGGCAGATATGATAGTAGCAGTAGTGGGTCGGAGCCCGACGGACCTGCTACGTCGGTGCACGCGGTCGGGCGTGACGAAGAGGAGGCACAGTCATGGAAGTGTGGGTCGAACAAGGCGAAGTCAGGGAGCTCCGGCCGGGCGAACCGTACGTCGTCCGGCCAGCGGGTATCGCGGCGAACCCGCCTGTCCGATGGGAGGTGTTGTTCCCGCTGCGGCTCCCGGACGGTCGATACAGGCACGTCGCGGCCCGCTGGTGGTTCGACGGCCGCGCGGCTCTACTGGTCGAGGTCACGCCAGACGAAGAGCAACTGGTCTGGCGTGGCCAAAGGGAAGCGCGCAGTGGCGGGGTTCATGCCCTTCGGTTTTATGACTGAGTTTACCCGCGTCCGGTTTATACCGGGCGCGGGTTTTCGTTTTGGGTTGAATAAAAAAGAAACGACTTTAAAGGAGGTCTAAAATGGAACGCAAAATCAATCTTAAACGGGCTCCCTTCAAAAGCGCGGCTCTTCAATACATTGAGAGTAACCCTGGTCAGACAAAATGGCGTGTTGTGCATTTAGGGCAGTCGGTGAGACTGCCAAACCAAACCGTCGGCTATCGGTATGCGGCGGTAAACGATTTAATCAGGGAGGGGTTGGTTGAAAACAGGGGAAGGCCCAATTTCTCGGCTCTTTATTTGACTGAGGCGGGTCAAGAGGTATTGAGGTTTTACTACGAGGAGGTGGAACAATGACTCCAAAGTTTAAAACGGTGGGAGACGCGGTTCAGCGTTTTAAACGGTGCCGGAAGGTCAAAGGGTTTATTTTGGAAGATGACTCGCCAGACTTGGATAGACTCTGCGACCACTGCGGTAGACCGCTCAAGGAAGGAAAAGGCAACCGTTGCGAGTATCGACCGAATACTAAAAGCGTTTTGTGCTTCCACTATTACTGTGCCTGGGAGGCGTTGATGAGCCACATAATTAGGTTGGGACGAGTCGCTTACTACAAGTAAACGCTGAGAAGAGGTGTTAGGAATGAAGGTTTGGACGTGTCTATCAGAGTACGAACTGGGTGCTATCGGAAAAAGCCTTGGGTTGACCTTTATCGGGTTTAAGCAGGTCGGTCGGGCCTATCAGTTCCGGTTGGGATTGGCTGATAGACAGCCAAGACCGCAAAGATATAGCCGTGTCAGTCATCGTGGCCGCCGTGTGGCGGCGGTTTGCTGGCACGGCTATTTCCATTTCCTTAGACAGCTGTTTAAGCAGGATTCAAAAGCCCGGGTCAAAACGGCGGTTGAAGACTATAACGGCGTCGACGAGTTTATCACAAAAGCCGTTAGGAGCGGGCGTCGAAATGTTGGGCCAACAGCTGATCCGCTCGCATATGAAAGAGCTTGCGAGTGCTGGGAACTCCCGGATAGCGAAGATGTTATAGCAGGCGCCCTATTCGACAAATTCGTCGTTAAGGAATATGACGGCGAGTGGGTCAATATTCAAACGGTTTTCAGTTTGAAAGCGGCTCGCCGAATTGCTCAGGAGCGTTGGCTTAAAAACGGAGACCCGGTGGCTGTCATCGGCGTTTTTAGCGACCCCAATGAGGAATGGTCGCGGTATCTATTCTATAAAAGCAGCACAACCGACTGGAACCGTTTAATCGCGGCTGGCGGGTTGTGCCAAAGCTATGCGAATTGAAAGGAGGTTTAAAATGGCCAAGACAAAACTTGAAAAACTGGAAGAACAAGCGGCAAGAGTCTCAAGTGCGTCCGAGCACGCGCAGCGTTTGATTGAAAGCCTGGTTGATTTGACGGCTTGGTCGTTTACGGGGAACGTGATTGACCACGGAGCCGGCGCGACAAACCATCAGAACGCTCCAAGATGTGTTTGTGGTCACCCAGTCCGCTATCACTACGAAATTAGGGCCGACAGGGACGTCGGCAATTGGAAAGCCGGGGATACGACATACGTCGGTTCCGTGTGCATCGGCCAAGTGGGCTATTTGAACCCGGGACTGGCTAATGCAATTAAGGAAGCCGAGAAGAAGCTTATGGAAAAGCTCAAAGAGGCGAAGAAAAAGGCCCATTTGGCCCAAATAGAGGAACGGGTCAAGGCTTTGAGGGAAGAGTACGACGAGTTGCTAGATAGGCTAAACGCTCTTTATGACCACTTCAGGAATAGAGGTTTGCGGGCGCCTTATGATCTTTGGGCGGCGGTTGCCAGCTACAAATGGCGGCTACCACAAGAGCCCCCCAAATACCAGCGCGCGGGCAACTACGTCCGTTGGTACGAGAAGAAGATCAAGGAGGCAAAACGGGTTTTGGACGTCACTAACAAAGCAGCTGAGTATACCCCGGGTGTTTAAAGGCGGTAAAGCGGTATTTTGACTCACAGAACAAAGAGGAGGGCTAAAATGAAGGCTGACGTTGTTAGGCTTGACATTGGCCATTGTTGGGTTCCCGTTGTTGTCCCAGTGAAGTCAAACGGCGATTGGCCTGAGTTGCCGGATTGGGTCGACTTGGAGTGCACGTATGGCTATATCAGGAGCGGTATGTCAGGCTGCCGGTATTACAAGCACGCGCACCAAACTATGTCCGGTAGCGTCGAGTTGCCCGATTACCCTGTTTTGGCTGTGCCAAAGGAAGGCATGGAGCCAGACGTTGAGCAACTCCCGGAAGCCACAACCTGGGTGGTACAGCTATATCTGGAAAAACCGCTTCCGGTTTTAGAGGCTGCGGCGGAGCACGGCTATATCGAAAGCAGGGTTTATATTGACCGCATCATAGCGCCCCAAAAGGCTTTATGGGCTCTAAGCAACTATATGAAAAAGGGCTCGTACACTCTGCCGAACGCTTGGGCTTACTTCAACTTTGTCGAATGCTCTTATACAGCGGAGCTGGTGGCACCAGGAGAACCAGATATAGTTCTGGGGACGCTCCCCAAAAGGGTTGCCAACGAAGTTATCCGTTTTTGGCCGCCAAGCATTCCGTCCGGCTATATGGCCGCTGACGATGAGCACGGCCTAAAAATCGCTGTCCGGTTCGACCAGGACGGTTGCAGAGAGTCATGGTACATCCGAACGAACAACCCGTTTTACTGGGAAGAGGGCGACCCCTGTGACTATGTCGGCTGGGAACGATGGGGCGGGGTGTCTCACGCCCCGTGTATCATAAGGTGTCGTCCAAAGGAGTTATACCGCATTGCGGTCTACCACTTGGGCGACGTGATTGTTTTGCCGACTTACTATGACGACGACCATTCGTTCGAACCGGCTACAAATAGGCAGCTGGAGAAACTCAGCTTGACGAACTGTAGCATAAGGTCTGCAGAGGGCGGGTTGGAGGTTATACCGGAAAATAAAGAGGCGCCTGTTGTGATCAGCCACCCGGAACACGGTTCGATTGTGTTAAACGAGGGAATGGAAGCTCGTCTATATCAGGTGCCATACACCCAGCGGGGCCACGGCGATTAAACGGAGAAAGGAAAGGAGGGACTCATATGAAAGACCCAGAGAAAACGGCTGACACTGTTTCTGCTTTAATTAGCGAAATGGCTAAGAAGCAGGCACCGCTACCGGACGGTCATATCGAGTTTTGCAGAAAGGCCGCGTTTGACTCAATGGTGAGTATGGATAGCGGTGACTCCGGCACCAACGTGTATCCAGACAGAGGACTCATGCTACGCTGCTTTACTGTATGGGCCTTTGGGGTGCTCACTATGTTAGACAGCCAAATAAGGATCGGTAATATGACCCCAGGCCCCAAAAAGGACGAGGCAGCGGCAGCGTTAAACGACTTGATTGCTAGGGTTTCTGACTGTATGGCATATGTGGTGACAACGGCTTATAGACATGGATATATGGACGGGCGCATGGACGCGGTAGAAAAGCATAGCGGCAAGGATAATTAGGAGAGACACATGAAGGATCAAATGACTAAAATCGCTGAAACGGTTTCGACGAACCTGTTAGCCTCTTTGCTGTCTGAGGAACCGCTGCCTAAGAGGTGCATCGATGACTTAGAAGACTGTGTGTCTTTACCGGCGGCAACGGTTGACCGCTGGTTTGACCTGGTCAGAAAAGGTAGGGTGGAAGTTGATGAGGAATTCAGCGACGCGGCCTTTTGCATTTGGGGTCTGGGCTTGATCACCCTACTCGACGGTAAAACGGAATATTTGGTCGGTCCAAGAAAGGGCGACAAGAAGATGCTGTTTGACATTTTGAGGTATATCACGAAAAGTATGTCGTGCTTGCTCAAAGCCGCGTATGTTGCTGGCTACGTAGCCGGTTCGAAAAACCGCAACAGTAGTACCAACAATTAAGAAAGGGAGGCACAGCGATGTCGGCGAAAATCGATTTGACCAAACTGACGTTTGAAGAGTTGGTGGAACTCAAAACCGAAATCGTTTTGGAACTCAGACGTCGGCGCGGCGAGCCAACCGTTAAACGGGTGCGCCTGCTCGCCAGAGAACGGGATTTAAACGCTGCGGGTCGCGGCAGCGAAGAGTATCGGAAAATTGCCATTCCCGACAAAGATGGGTCGTATGGAAAAGCGGAATGGCTAAGCGATTTCGGCACCCGGGTTGCAGACTCGTGGACGCAGCGCGGCACTAGAGCCGCGCAAAGGCGGTGCCAAACGGTCGTGGAAGCGGAAGTACCTATAGGCCCAAACGGGGCTTTGGTCATCAGCATCAATAAGCGTATAGGATATGGCAGCAACAGGCCGCCAGTCATCAACGCCGGCTTCTTGCCTGAAAAACCCGAACAAGAGGGGCTGACGGAGCCCTTATGGGGCGAAGGGATCGAATCTGTTGGCAGCAAACGGGTTGGCAGCGACTGGGTTACCGTTGTGAGGCTTAAAGACGGTAGGGTTTTAGAGGTTTGATACTGTACGCGGTGGTTTTACAGACTGGCCGACCGAAATGGTCGGCCGGTTTTTATTTTAGGCCGTTGTCACGCAGAATAGACAGCATTCTCTCAACCCGCTTCGTGTATGTGTAATCCCTACCGCAGCGGTCAAAGGCCGCGCGCCGGGCCCGTTCTCTTTTTTCGTCGTTTTCGAGCCACTCGTCTATGGCAGCGAAGAGGCTTCTAAAACTGGTGTACGGCGGGGTGGCTCTTAAAAACAAACCGATTTCAGTTTCTGGTTCGAACTCGGATTCGATACCAGCGATAACTGGGTGTAAAAGGAAGCCGCCACGGCCAGTAACCTCATAAACTCGGTTAGACCAGTAGAATGGGCTTGGGTGGCTGTCACCAACGACAATTTTAACTCGGGAAAGTATACGGTTGAGCTCTAAACCGCGCTTGTTCTGGATCAGTATGAAACGGTGCTTGTACCGCCTGCACAACGCGCATAGCAGCGCAGATCGGTATTGCTCGCTTGGGTGCCCTTTCACTGAACCGACGAAGCATACATCGAATTCGTTAGTCGGCTCGTAAAAGACGTGTTCTGGTTCGTGTATGCCCTGTCTTAAGACGTAGTGCTTTATACCGGCCCGTTCCCATTCCCAGTCGTGACCGCCGTCGGTTGAAAACACGATATGGCACAGCTTAGCTTGTATTGGAAGCCGCCGTTTAAGCCCAAAGTACAAATCCCAAAGCCAGCAGACGGTTATTACCCCCCGCTCATGACACCAAGGTATGAACTCGGAATAAAGCTGTTCCTCGGGTTTGCTGAATAAAACGAATTGGGGTTCAGTTTCGCGGACCAGTTTCTGTAAGGCGACTAGCTCCTGTCGGTACGTAGGTCGGGTGATACCGTTAGCCACAACGCAGTAGCGGAAGACGGTAACGCCGACTTGCTGAAGAGCGTACTCAACATAGGTCTCTGTTGAGTGTGGAATAAACTTACCAAGAAATAAACACCGCATAGCTAGGGCTCCGATTTGTGCTTGTATATGACGTCACGGTGGGTACCGTGGTTGTTGTACTCACAGCACAAAACGTAGCCGAGACGTTTGAGGTAGTTATCAAGCTGTCTAAATGTTGTCCAGCCGGGCATAGGGGCTTTGTCTCTGACTTCCAGATTGAGCCATTTGACGCGCCCGCTCGCCATTAGCTGTGGTCCGCTTTGCAACGCGGGTAGTTCATAACCCTCTATGTCTATCCAAAGCAGTATGCGGGTTGGCTTGCCGGCCCATAAATCAAATTTGTCCAAACTCCATACTTTCGCGGTGGCGGCGGCCCGCGCCTTTCCGGCTTTAAAAACGCTTGCCGAGCCTAGATTACTTGTTCCCCCTTTTAGATAGAGAGTTACAGAACCAACCCGCTCAGGACCGATTGCGACTCTTATGAGTTTGCCCGGAAATACATCTTTGAGCTTTCTGTAGGTTTCGGGTAAAGGTTCACAACCAAACAGCTTCATTCTTGGATAGTGCTTCTTTAGCGTGAGCCACTCTGTTTTCGTCCCGACGCCAATATCATACATTGCGTCTGGGGACCCCGTTATAAAGCGGCATACAACGCTTTCCAACTTTTCCCGCTGGGCGGTTCTGTTCATGACCGTCTGTCCGCTTTGGTTAAACCCTTAACCAAGCTGACCTTAGCTGCTTTCGACTTTTCCGGCTTACCGTATAGGATCAACTCACGTATGGATTCTGCGTGCCTACACCAAGCCCGTTGTTCGGCCCACCAACGGGCGGACAGACTATCCTGCGTTATGTCCAGACCCAAAATGCCTTTGCATATACCCACCAGACTCTCCGCACTTGGTAGGTACCAAGCAACGTTTCTGGCGACCCGCTTGATCGTCATGTTTGCCGGTATGCGTCTTATAGCCGGGTACTCATTCCACGGCTGACCGTTCGTCGAAATGACCGGCATACCGGAAGCCATTGCTTCCATAGGCTCAAGGCCGGTTCCGTCAACGCTATGCGGGCAAATAAGAACGTCTCCGTCATCATAAAGCTTGGTGTTGTCTTCGATTTCGCCCAAGACGACAAGGTTTTCGCCGACCGCCCAATGCAGCGGTACCTGGGTGCGGACAGTAAGTGGCATTTCCGGCCAGAGCTCTAAAGCGCGCCGTATAACGGAGGCGCCTTTTCTGCCTGCCCAACCGCCGTGACCGTTTATGAAGAGGAATCGCCCACAGTGGGTGCGTTGCTTGAACTCAAACTTATCGACGTCCACTGGCCACGGGTAATAAACACAGGGAAGCTCATCCCTGTAAAGATTAAATGATTGCCGCGTCGGGCAGATAAACAAGTCGACATAGTCCAGCCATATGCCGTGCTTCCTTTCGGGGGTCCACTCAAGGCATAAGATGCATACGACGCGTTTGCCTTTGCCTTTAGCTCGGCGGGGCAGCTCACTGTAGTATGGAGTTTCATCGAACAAGACGACGTCGACGGAATCCAGAAAGTCGTTGATTTTGTCGAGACTCTCTAAACCGGATTTAGGTCCAAACCGTATTTCCTGGCAGTCTACGTCGTCGGGAACGGGGAGAGTCTTGTAGACGCGGTGTTGGACTATAAGCCATTTATGAGGCTTTATGTATTTAGCCAGCTGTCTATTCTTCTCGCCCAAGCCCGACGCCGTGTTGAGTCCAATCAACCCGATTTTCATTTTACCCACTCCCGCCGTTCAGTAGTTTCAAAGCATCAAAATTCTCTCCCGGAAAGCTTGGTGCCAGCGACCGCTTCTTTTTGCCCATAGTGCTTATGCCTACGCCGGTATGCTGCACCAAGGACGGCATATGGACATATTCCCTGTAACCAGCGTTTTTAAGGGACACGACAACGGCACCATCAACCGCTTCCCAACCACGGTTCAAATCAGTCGGCTTGGTTACCATATGGTCGGAGCTTAACAGGTCTATGACGGCGTCTCTGTCAAACATCAAAGCCAGCGCCCCTAACCCTTTTTGGTTGCTCTGATACCAGCCTACATAGTTCGGGCTCGGAACACACTCCTGGTTTTGCGGGTATGTGTATAGGTTAAAGTATGCTTTTCTAGCCGGATAAGAACAACGCTCTAGGTACTGCCTTAGGTTTCTGCAAGCGAGTATATCGTCTTGAAACAGGATATACCAACGCGAAACCGGGTTTCTAACGTATAGCTCCCATAGGGCCAAAACCCAGTTAGCGAAGGTCTTAACGACTGGATACCTGGCCGTTACTTCCAGACCAAACCGTTTTGATATGGATTCGGCACTACGGACTCCGTCGACAAAAAGGCGCGGTTTGTCGAACCCGGCCCGTTTTAGGGACTCGAGGGTTCGCGGCAGCGTTGTGTTAAGCCTTTGGCTGACAGTTATGACTCCGTAGGCCCAGCTCATGACCCGCAGGCCCTGTTTATAGCCTCTTCGACTAACTCTCTTGCTGCCTTTTCGGCAAACCGTTTGAACATGGTGGTGAGGGACCAGAGCAAGGTGTCCTGCTTGGCCCCCTGAACGAGCCACCGGACGATTATGTCTACGTTATCCCGGCACCAGTCGCAGCCGAGGGCGTCCATAACGGTTGCCCTGTTTTTACAGGCGCAATCATCGGTGGGTTTTATTCCGTAGCGCTCTTCTATGAGTCGTTTGAGTTCGGTACCGGGTTTGCCACTTTTCATTCGGCCGGCTCCGTCGGATAGCCAAATCTACGTATGTCGTCTGCAAAGTGGTCCTGAACCCAACGAACGCATTTGGAGGTCCACTCCACTTTGCCGGACCTTTTCGCCGCATTGATTTTCGGCAGTTGGGCGTCTTCCGGCAAGCCTAATATGCCTCTTATTTTAGACCAGTTTTCATTTAGCTGTTCGAACTTAAACGGTTCAATGCCCAAGTCGCCCCCGCCCGGGCTGAGACAGAAGTGGTACCACAGACCTTCGCCGTCGGACAAAAAGCCGAAATGCAGCGGCACCCAGTCACAAAAGGGGTTTCTCATAGCCGCTTCCGCCTCCTTGCGTATGGGTAGTGGGACGGCGTTCCCGGCTTCCTGGTAAAGCTGTCTCCAAAAGAAGTAGGTACTCGGTATAACGGTCCAGGGGCTTCTGATGACGGCAAACTTCTTTACCGCATACCAATCTGGGATCATCGGGAAGACGTCGACGGCTCGGGTATGTCGGCGCCACCGGTATGGTCGGTCGCACATTTGAATCAAATAGACGTCGTTGGGTCTTCGGTGTCGCATGTAGACAGTTTTTATAGAAACGCCCGCCGTGCGCGGGATATGAATAAACAAGTGCTGTCCAGGAGCGTAGATCATGTTGGCCTCCCGTAACACTTGCCGGTTGTCGGACAAACCACTAAGCCTCCGGACAAGTCAGCTATCCGTTGAGCCTGGTAGTCGTCGCTTTCTATAAATATATGGGGAGGAGGGTTTACTGGTCTATGCAAAAACTGCCTATAGGTTTCGGCTTTTATCTGCACAACACGGTCAAAAGACCGTTGAGCCTTGTTTGGTGCGTCGTACATAACGAGCATCCCGTATGACACACCCCACCGCCTTAGCCACTCGTCGGTTTCTTTTCTGTATTTCTCCAGCCTGGCTGTTACTATGATGGGAACCCTCCCGCGCCTAACCAGGTACTTCGGTTTGACCGTTTTGAGCCACTCCATATAGGCCGGCCCATCATCGTCTTTGTCGGGCGGACAGTCTTGGCAAAGAACGCCGTCCATATCGGTGACGATTGACGGTAGCAGGACCGAATTAAAAAGGTTCCACTCAAGCAAGTGCGGCCACGGGAGTTCCGTGACAAACAAGTCCGGTTTGCTACCGGCGGCTGGATTGCAGTAGATAGAGGCGTGTATGACGGTATAACCGGACTTCCTATACGGCGTCAAGGCTTCTCGGGCCGCGCGAACGCTGTTACCGGTCATGGTAGTGTCGTCAATGACGACCAGGGAGCCCTTTTTTGGCAACGGGTTTGTCGACGTCTCAAGTCTCCAGCCGGCTCCTGGGTTGTATATTTGACGCCTTTTTGGGTCAAGGATGTAAAGCGGTCTATGTAACAGCATGGCAACCAAAGACGCTGGTAGCACCCCGGACCGCGCTACGCCTACGACGATCGAGACGTCTGGCGGCAGCAACTGGACCAGCGCAGAAGCGTTTCGGATTAGCTCCTCGGTTTTTATAAAGCGTATACCAGCGACGGCACCGACACGAAACCAACCGGCGTTAACCAGCTTTGGCTGGCTCCTTCTGTGCTTTCTTTCCGCTTTTGCTATGGCTATTAGGACTATGCGTTTGGCAACGGCCCGGACAAACGGTATATGACGCTTCTTGGCTTCTACATGCATTACGTCAAGGATTTGTTCTATGTTCTGTCGACACCAATCTGGGCCCAGCGCGTCCATTCTGGCGGCCATATCCCGACAGCCGCAGTCGGAAGTGGCGTGTATACCGAACTTGGCCAGCAGATTTTTCAACTCGGTACCTGGGAGCGGCTGTGTTTGGTGGATTGTGTCCGGTAGTTCCGGCTGCCAGCGTTCGGGTGTATGAGGTATGTTCGGTTTGACGACGGGACTTGGGTGTTCCGCTAAAATCAAATCTATTTCCCCGTCAGAGTAGCCCCATCGCTTTAGATAGGTACGGCGTATTTCCGGCGGTATGGGTCTACCACGTTCGTCAAAACCCATACACATTGCCCGCTGAACGCCGACCAGTTTGTTGCAGTCTATACCCTTCATTTACGGATACCTATGCAACCGTGGGTAACCTTCGGGAGGCAATCTGTCGCAAGGAATTGTAAAGTACGGGCTAAACTCAGAACAGCAGGTCCAATGCCGACATACGTCTCCGGGTCTTGGGGGAGCACACTGCAAACAGTTGTCTCCCTGACTTACCAAAACCCAACTCCCGTCTTTTTGTTGTTCCCATTGACAGTCTTTTAGAGAAAGATCGGCCGCAAACCGAACACCCGTTTTCCTGCCAGCCTTTCCCTTTATGACTAGCTTGAGTCTATTCTCCCCTTGGACGAAGCCTTCACATATTTCTATTCCGTGCGTCAATGACGACGTCCACGTTGGGACGAGAAACATTGATTCCAATACTTGTATGCCAGTCGATATACCGTTTATTTCAATGTCCAACAGCTCTGAATCAACAGACAAACAACCGAAAAGCTTAACATCTTGGGGCCGTTTATTGATCCAAAACGTCGTTTCGGCTGTCCATATAGTATCTTCCGTGAGTTCCATGTTTGAACAATCGGGCGCCGGTTTTATCGGAGTTATCCAGTCTTGGCCAAACCCCGGACCGAAGCGGACGCCATACCAGTCTATATCGGCGCACTGAGAACCGGCTACGTAGTTGCCCCAGGCAACATCGTACAGCGCGCTGTCGTACGGACCGGTTCCCTCAGTGCGCGTTATTTCCCCGGTATAGAACAGGCCCCAATAGCGCGTCTCGTCTAACAGAGGTATGTAAGGTCCGTGGTCGCAACAAGTAAACGCTATAGAAACTCCTATACGACCCCAGTGGCTGCAGTAAAGAAGACAATCGTTAGTACCGTCGCAATTGACCACGCTGACGTCTATACGGTTGACGTCGTCGTCTTTTAGAACGGTAATCGGTATCTTTAAAACGACGGGCCACTCAATCCACGGCGGCAGACCTTGTGTGCTCCGCGTTTTCAAGCACCTTGGCGGGACGCCTGGCGGTACCAAAGGCCTTGGGAGGAATTCCTGACCGTTGACTTTAAAAGACGTCAAACGGCCGTCTGCGTGGATTAGAGCGTAAAAGAACGGGTTTGACGCTCGACATAGTTGCTCTTCGCTCACGTACCACTCTACTTCAAAGGTGTGCTCCTCAATCTTGTCAAACATCGGGTCTACCGGGTCGCATACTAGGCTTATCCAACGCGAACCCGGTAATGGCGTCCAATAGCGGTCGATGCAAACGTCATCCCACTCAGTCGGGGCCCAAGCTGGGTTTCCGCCGTCCGACGTCCAGTAGTAGTCCATTAAGCATTGGCATTTGTCAGCATTTTCCGGGTGTTGTCTAGGCAGCTGACTCTCGGGTATATTAACGGGGCGTACCAAATACACACCTGTGTTTGGCGGAGCTACGCAACACTCTGCGGTTTGAAGTTCGTCCGGGCAGCAGTAAAACTCGAACCGCAGACCAGTCGGACCTGCGGAACCGCAGTCGAATTTGCGGTTTAACACCGTGATTTCTATCGTGTTTATGCCTTGCTTAAAAATGCCGGACACAACGCTCGGAGGCAAAGCAAAGTAGTGCCAGCCAGTGAAACCGCTATCTGTAGAGTCGCATAAAGCCCCGTCCGGGTAAACCAGGGATACCGGCAGAATCTGATCGTTGATTTTGAGAGTCTGCAGCTCGCCGTCTACCAGGAACCGACCGCCAAACGCTACCCGGTCTAAACCGCTTGGGTCTACTGGAATGTTCCACTGGGCCCTATAGACATAGGAGCCTTCCGGTTGGTCGGTATAACCGCCGTCTGGAGCGCTCGTTATCCAGTTCGAGTCCGGGCTAGCACCATTGGGCAGCCAGTTCGCGCTGTGGGTCCAAGCGATGTAGGCTTTTGAGCCGTTGACGGTCCAACTGGCGTCAAGTGAGGAATCACTTGGGTCGGGTTGCCCAGTATTTGGCGGTGTCGGGAGGCAGAGTTCGTTGCGTTTGTGCCATACGGTCGGCGGGTTTGTTTTGACCAGCTTAAGCGGGCAGGCGAATTCCATACGCAAGCCGACGGGCCCGCCTCGGTTGCGAACAGCGACGACCAACGTATTGTCGTTTGGATAAGGCTCAAAAACCGTGGTAGGAGGTGAGACACCGGCTATAGTAAAGTTCTCAACGTCTGCAATAAAGTAATGCCAGTCCTCGTATAGGTCCCGAGGGTCTTCGGCGGATTCGCCCCTTGGGCAAGCAGCGTCTAAAGCCTCTTGTATAACCGGCATATCAAAGCCGTTGATCGATAGAGAAACAATGTCTCCATCGACGACGAACCGACCGTGCATATCCGTAATAGACCCAACTTCGTCGTTCGGGTCTAGGTTGGGCATTTTCCATTTGCAACGGAAATAGTAAGTGCCGGCCGGTTTTCCAACCCGAAGAGCGTCTTCGCTAATTGTGATCCAGTGTGAATAAGGCGAAGCATCTGGAGCTAAATGGTCGCGCTGGACTTCAGCGCGGCGCGTCATGACATAGGCTTGTTCCCATTTGCCGGTTTCCGGGTTGTAGAACTCCCAGTATAGGTCGCGGTGGTACTTGTCTGGGTCAAGGTTGGCGCCTGTATTTGGAGGCAAGTCAAAGCACGGCGCGGCCCGAACGGCCTTATAGCCGGTAAACGTGGCGTCTAGAGTTAAAACTCCTTGCCAGCAACATTCATCGAACGGCGTTAAATCGATTTCCCATTTCCAGTCTTCTATGCAACAGCGATTGTTTGGAATGGGGAGCTTTAGAATCTTGTCTCCTACCCAGCCCATTGCGGGCCAGGCTATCTTTAGGTAGCACCGACTCTCTTGCTCGTACAGGCCGGTGCTTTCTCGAACGAACCACGCCGTTATACGGTCTTCTGGCAGCTCACCGGGCCGCGCGTAGACGCCAAAGTAGCAGTCCCAGTAAAGATAGGTCGTTATAGGCTCAAAGATGCAGGGTTGGGTCTTGGCAATATCTGGGTATAGGAAGTCCACATTGACACACAAGACGTCTGGGACTTCCTTGCAGCATTTACAGTCAACCCTGTCATAGCAGGGTTTTGTGGCTCGAAGCCTATCCGACGTTGTCATGGCTTTATCGTCTGGGTTTTGCTTTAAACCCTAATTGTCGTCTGACACGGGTCATAGACACAGAAGGACGTAACCACCCAACAGCAACCGGCGCAACATTCATGCGTTTGGAAACCGTATAGCGTTAGGGTGTCATCGTCAATACACTCGTCTGGATCAACTAAGTCGTATACGTTGGTGACGGCCGTCATATAGGTGGCCACGCCTCTTCTGTTTATAAGCAGTTCTGGAGGGACATTGAAGAAACAGCCGAGCCTATCGTAAATCTTTAAAGGACTTTCCGGCGTAGCTCCGCCGCAAGTTACGTATAAAGCGTTTCCCCAAACCCATTTGCAGGAGGAACCGCCGGACGGAACGTCAACCACTTCAAAGATTATCTGCTTGGCGTCAGCCGTAGATGTTTCGGCAACCCAACGGCCGAACTTGTCCCGCTTTATGACAATAAAGGTGTTGCCTGGTATGCTGGACGGAGTTGGGTTAAAGACGCGAACGCCGGAAACGGGAAGTTTGGCCAGTCTAAGCCGGCTCATGCTGTCGTAAACGGCTTGGTATAGGTCGCAGATTGCACTGTGCATGTAGTAGACTGACCCGGACGACTCAATACCCTGAATGCCGTTTTCCGGCGTCCGGGCCAAATAGACTTCCGGCGCTTGGTGGTCTTCTCTATCGAGCCAGCCGAGTTCGGTCGGGACTTTTGCGCTAATATTGAGCCTACCCTGCTTGAACTGATCCAGCAGGTCCCTCAGTAGTTGCGCGTCATCTTCGCTTAACGCTATTAACCTCGGCATAGCTCTTTTGGTGGCAGCGCGCCGCCTTTCGCTTTAATCAAGGCCTTCACCTCGGGAAAACGACCAAGGTATAAGCAACCGGTTGGGTCATAGCTTGAATCTGAAGCAGGTCTGGGTAGGTCGGGGTAGCAATAAAACACTCGCCCGGCCGTATGGAAAAGCCTTTATTGGGTGAGTCGTAAAAGATGCATAGCTCTAGGTGTTTTATGGCTTCGCGCTCTTGGTCGGTAGGAACCCTATCGTGAAAGCCCCCCTCGTCGTTTCGTATGAAGATCAAACCGACGTCGTTTGGGCTGATCCAACCGAACTGTACCTTCTCGGCTTTGGTAGGCGCGATAAGCTGTCGGTAGTATGGCTGCGTTGGCGCCTCCAAAAGTCTGGAGTAACGGGCTTCAAACGAGTCTGTTCTTCCCAAAGCCTGGGAGACAACCGACTGGATCAGCGTCAAACGGTTCATCTTTTTGTCTCCTATAGCTGTGTTGGTATGCCGAGCAGCAGAAAGTTCGACTCTTTATAGTACTCTACCTTTATTTTGCCGGCGCTACCAGTCTCCTGACCGGTTCCTTGTCCGGTTCCGGTTACAACAGTCGACTCCGCCGGCAAACCGGCTCCGTTTAATATGACGCGCGCGTTCTCGCCACGCCTGTCTTTGTACCGGATAAAGTGGGCCGGGTTATCCGGGTCCGGCCATATCGGGGTCCCGCCGTAGCTTTCGCCGACTGGGTCCAAAACCCAAGCCCCGGTTTGCTCGTCCCAGTGACCGTTTAGGACTTTCGTCCCCTCATCGAGCAAATAGCGGTCAAAGGTGTTGTAGTTTATGTCGAACTCATAGGTCACCGTATAGTATTTGTAACACGTACCGTAATACTTCCTTTCCCAAGAGACATTGGACAGTTTAATGCAACGTTTAGGCAAACCCCAAAGAGGCGAGTCGTTCACTGTGTCAACCATAGAAGTGATGAGCCCCAAGTCGAGGTTCGCCACGTTCATTTGGATTTTAACATTGGGCCTGTTGGCGTCGAACTCGACTTGTTGGCCCCTAAACATTTCGTGAGCCGAGTTCTCGATTGGTTCGCCGTGGCGGTCGAAAACGGCTTCCTTTGTGTACTTGACGTAAGAGCCGCTTACTTTAGGTGGGATGAGAAGCGGGTCTTCTATTTGGTCGTTTGAGCATATGCGTAAAGGCTTGGTGGTGAATGTAAACTCTACCGTCCAATACTTTCCTTTCTCATTTTCGACTCGGGGCTCAACCCTAGCGTCTGGCGTGCAAAAAGCCCAAGGGTCATTGTCGTTAAAGAACGACCAAGTGCTGCCAACTGTCGGCAGTCCGGGGGTCGCCAATACGGTTAGTGGACCGTCTCCTGGGTCGTCGGTCCATACACCGAAAATGGCCTTGTAGGTTCTATGGCCCTCTTCGTCCCGAACCATAGACCACTTTTTCAAACCGTCGAAATGACCGGCCATATCACGCCACTCCCAACACGTCGAGTTCGACGGTAGGTTTCTTTACTTGCTCGGTTTGCAGCTCTATAAGCTGTTGCAACCGTTGGTTTATGTTTTTCAGCTCATTCGTGCTTTGTTTGAGCAGCGCGGCACCTTCGGCGGCGGCAACGGCTTGGCCTGGTATTAGCGGTTGACCCGGGGCGACAGAACCGGGCAGCTGCGGACCCGGGGCGCCGGTATCGACGGGCCCTATGACGCCTTCCGGCTTCTTTTCGGGCCTGACTGGGAACGGCGGCACTTCCGGTATTTCTTCCGGCTCCACCGGTTTTAGCTTGACGCGCACAACCCGTTTTGCTTCGCGGAACTCTCGAAGTCTGGCTAGAGCTTCCGCCGTTCCGGCTTCGACCGCTTCAACGCCGCGCACGCTTAATTCAAGCGTATAGTCTTTGTTAAGCTGGTCTTCGAGTTCCTTAAGCGCCTTTTTGTATGTCTCTTGGCTTATGTAACCGGCTTTAAAGGCAGCCGCGAGTTTCTTTTGCTCTTCCCTGATCTTGTCCATTGGGTCCCTAAACCGTTCCGTGACTCGTTGGGCGTACTTGAATAGGTCCACGTGTTTTTGCACGGCCGTTACATAGGCCACTTGCTCGGCGGTGGCGCCTTTCATATACAGCTTGTATTCGAGCAATTCGGTTTTGTTGAGCCCGAGCGTTTCATATTGCTCCCTGTAGGTTTCAAGCGTTCTTTCTATTTCCTCCCGGGCCCTTTCAGCCTCTTGGGCGGCTTTCTTTTGGGCCTCGGCCTCTTCAAGCTTCATACGGCGCCACTCCGCGGCGGCCTGCAGTTCTTTAAGTTTCTCCTCTGAAAGCCCCTGTAGCTTCAGCTTATATATTTCGGCCTCCTCGGCACTCATGCCAGCCGTTTCGGCTTCCAACTTCCATTTCTTTATCAGCTCGTCGGCTTGGATAATCAGGTCTTCGGCAACCTTTTCTGGTTTGACCTTTTCTAGAGCCTCGTCGACTTGCTCCAATTGTTGCTCAAGCACTTCGAGCCGCTTTTTGGCCTCGTCGAATTCTTGCTGGGCTATGGCTCTGTCGGCCGTGAACCACCAGGACTTTTGCAGCCGCTCTTTAGCCGACCTAAACTGCGCCTCGACCCCGGCTATTTCTTTTGTCAGCATATCGCGCAGCTCTTTTAGCTCGCGCCGCCGTTTCGGTATGTCTTTGATTTCAATTATTTCCGAGAACTCCCTCCTAAACCGACGGTCCAACACCTTAGATATTTCTTCAGTTAGCTCGGTACCGCGCTCGACTTCTCTGTTGTATTGCCTCCAGTATTTGACAAGTTTGTAGCCGAGGTAGCCAGCAACTAAAGCCAAAACTGCGGCCAAAGCGCCTAAAGCCACCGTAAGAGCGCCTGCGGCTCCGCCGGCGGCCACAAGACTGCTGACACTGGAGCCCAAAACGGTCTTTAAAGCCCCAAAGCCTCCAAGCAAGCCCAATATTTTAGCTGCCAACCCGGATATACCCGTACTGGCAGCCGCAGCCCCTACCGCCGTTTCGCCAGCCAAAGCGGCGCCGGCGGCGGTGGCCGTTTTTGCGACGCGCGCTTGGGCAGCAGCTAGAGCGTTTGTCGCTACAGCCGCCTGTGTGGTGGCCGCCGTATAAGCTTCCGTCGCAAACGTCGCTTGGGCTTCGGCTAGGGTTTCGGCTTTCGTGGCTGCGGTCGCTTGCACAGTAGCGGCTGCTTTGGCTTCCGTAGCTATGGCTGACGCGGTAATAGTCGCAGTATGGGTCGCCAAAGCGACAGTTTGTTTGCCGATGAGCGACAGAAGCCTGACGAAGCCCGCTATAGCATTTTTAACGGCAACGGCACCAAGCCGGATAAAGCCCGCTATGACTGCTTTTAGGTTAATACCGAGTGCCTGGAAGCCGGCCGATATGGAGGCAATCTTAAACATAAAGCCTCCTAGGCCTCCTATAACGCTTCCGGCCACGGTTCCGAACCCAAGAAAAGCCGCTGCGGCCTTTTTGACCGGTTCGGGTAGTGTCTCGAAGTTTTCCATTAGTCTGATCAAGAACTTAAGGAACTTCGAGACAACCGGAACGGCTTCCTGGCCTATTTGCCTCATCAAAATGTTGAAGTTGTCCGTAACCGTAGACCAAAGGCCTAAGAGCGAGCGCGATTGTCTTTCCGTCATGTTGTAAAACCGCTCGCCCTCTGAAGACAACATTTTAAGCGTGCCGCGCAAGTGCTCGAAGGTGACCTTACCTTCGGACATAAGTCGTTTGAACTCCGCCACCGAGACACCCATAAACTTGGCTATATCCTTTTCGGTGACGATCATGCGAGTGCTCAACTGGCGGAAGTCTTGCATCAAAAGACGACCGGCACCTCGGACTTGGTTGTAAATCAGTGCCAATAAACCGAAGTCTGTGCTGGTGGCGGCAGCCGCATTGCCGAGCATTTTGAGCGTTTTGATCAGCTCACGCCCGCGCTCACCGGCCTGCATCAATTGGCCGGCTGCCGCGAGAATCTGCGGCATTGTAAAGGGTGTCTCCGCAGCGTAGCGGGTTAGATCGGAAAGGGTTCTTCTAGCCTCTTCGGCCGAGCCGAGGAATGTCTCGAACGCTATGGTAGTTTGCTCGAAACGCCCGGCCGATTGAAGAGCCATATAGCCTATACCGCCGAAGACGCCGGAAATAATGGCGCCGACAGCCATTAAATTGTTGCCTATGGTAGACAGCTTTTGGCTTAAATCCGTTGTTGCCTGGGAAGCGGTCAGAATCTGTTGTTTGGCCTTGCTGACGGCCCGGTTGAATGTTTCTTGCGATATGGCCCCGGCTTCGAGAAGCCTCTTGAGGTAGGCTACGCGTTCGTTATACCGTTCTGTCTCTGTCATAACGGAGCGGGTTATAGCCGCTCCTTCCCGCATAATCTTTTCGCGCTCGGCTTCGGCTTTGGCGA